GGATTCATAGTTTCTCTAAACGTCGTTGGTTTTGGTAAATCTGCATCAGGGTTTAAGAAAAAATATTCTAGTTCTTTTGCAAACTCATCACTGCTCATGCCTGTTGCACCACCATTACCAAAGTTAGTTCTTGGTAGTGGAGTAATTTCCACACCTCCTCCTGACTTAAAAGCAACACCTTTTTTCTCTGCTATACCTATTGTAGGTTTAGAAGCTTTTTCTGTTCGATAAGATCCAAATTGTAATGCCTCTGTAATTTCATTAATTATATCATCATCAAAATCAGCAGATTTATAAAATGAAGTTAATTGATCTATTTTTTGATCTAAAACTCTTTGACCAAATTCTATTTTTTCTTCTTCACTTAAATCATTATATTTAATCGCATTTGGGTTAATTAAATCAACATTACCCATAATAAACCTAGGATCTACCTCAGACATATCTATATTAAAATTATCTGCTGTAATTTTCTCACCTATTTTTGGGTTATTAAACACAAGTTTTCCAAAAGTATTTTCTTCAACAAAATCACTTTGATAAAGTTCATCTTTAATATTTTTTAACTTACCTGGTAATGATTCAAAATATTTTACTATGCCCTCTGCCGCTTTATCTATTTCTGCTGCGTTTTTTTCTGTTTTAGTTTTACCAAAATATTTGTCTAGTGTTTGTAAATTAGTTAACAGTTCACCTTGTGTATCTCTTAATAAATCTCTATTAACCTCGGAAAACTGCCAAGTCATGTTTTGAATACTAAACAATTTATCTTGAATATCTTTATTTTTTAAAAATTTTACATTTTTAATAAAATTAACAGGAACTGGATTATGCCCTGCCTCTGCCGTAGAGTTTGGTATGTAAGCTCTTTCATCTTTGAAAGGAATTAAATTTTTACGCATATTTTTATTTAAGTCATACATAAATTTAACTAAACCCTCGTCTGTTTGAAGTCTGTATTTTAATTTTTCTTTTGAAGTTTGTCTTAAATTTTCACTTGTGGATCTAGCTTCATAATTAGGTAATTTATTTGTGGAATAATCTTTTATTGTTTTAACAACATCATTGATTTTAAAACCTTGCTTACCACCAGGTAAACTTGAAGGTTTTAAACCTTGATCTTTTAATATTTCAAAGAAAAAATTATTTTTTCTTGTGTTAGTTGTATCAAGACCAAGAATATCTTGTAATTCTAATCTGTTATAAATTTTATTTTTGTTAAGTTTTAATTCTTTAATTCTACTATCAATAGAGGTTGGATCTCTTTTTAAAGTGTTAGTTAAAACGTTGAGGTCAATTGGATTATTTATTTTTGAAATATCTGATGTTAAAGTTTTTCCTGCTTTATCAAATGTAAAACCTTTTCTTTGACCAGCCTGTGTTATTTGTTGATAAACATTATTTAATTCTTTGCCCGTTGTATCTGTTAAATCAGCTATGGCTCTTTTTAAATTGCCGCCGTGTTCTTCTTTTGAATATTTATCTATATTTTCAAAAAACCCTTCTTTATTATAATCTCTATTTTTTACATCTTTTTTTAAATTTTTTTGTTCTAAAATAATTGGACCTTGATCTATTGGTTTTGTCTCACCAGATGTAATTGGTAATTTTTCTGTTTCTGCAGGAAAAATTTCTGGCTTAGTTTTTAATAACTCTTTAGCTAGCTCATCATCACCAAAACTTTCTCGGTAGTCTGTTAACCCTACTGGCTTATCTGGTGTTGATAATATTATTGGTTCAGCTTCTTTTCTATCTTTATCGTCAGGACCAAACACTAGTCCTTCAGGAGATATGCCGACAGATTTAGAAACATAATCTTTAAATTTGTCAATTGCATCAGGGTTGTTTTCAAAATAATTTTGTATCTGATTTTGTAGTGCAAGACCCGTTGCTGTGGATCCAATAAACGCAGCTGCGTATGGTAAGAGTGCTGGCGCTAATAATGGAAGTGCTGCTTTTAATCTGCCACCCTCTGCTTTGTTGTCTCGCATAAATCTATTGATGGCTTCTCTATCTAAAACCTCTTGTCTTTCTGGTGGCTGTG